GTTGAAAATACGGTTAAAATTAAAGATGGGGAGTTATTTGAAAACTTCCAAAAAGCAATTAACTCAGTATCTAAATAGGAAGTGTGGTGAAATTTTAGATGGGTGATACTTATAATCCTTATTCTGATTTAACACATTTTGATAATGTTGTAGTTACGGGGAACCCATTCATTTTACGGGATGATATTTTTTCTCCCGAAGAGATGCAACGAATTCAGAAGGAATTGAATTTGTGGAAATTTTATAAGGGCAATCAATGGAAGGTTCAGCGCCCTACTGGAGAACCTCAAATTACCCTTAATTATTGCCGCGCCTTTGTTGATAAAGGGGTAGCCTTTTTAATGAGCAAAGGATTCAGTTTTAAGGTTAAACCTGAAGCTGAGGAAATTACTAAGCCCCTTTTAAATACTATCTGGGAAGATAACAACAAAGAGCTTCTAGGCGTTGAGATGGCCCAGGCAGGTGGAATAACGGGTAATGCCTGGGTTAAGGTTGTCGTAGAGAATTATGATCCAAAACTTCAACCCGAATATTATGACATGTATCCTAATGGGCGAATTAGAATATTAATTTTACCTACATATACTGTATTTCCGACTTGGGATGCACATGACCGAGATCGTATGGTTCGGTGTATGATTATTTATCCCGTGATTTTAGAACAGGAAAATGCTGATGGATCAATCTCGAAAGAACAGGTTTGGTATAGAGAAGAGATTACTTCTCAAGAAATTACGGAATATATTAATGATACCCAAATAAATAAACGAGAGAATATATTGAGAGAAATTCCTGTAGTACGCATTAAAAACCTTCCTTTACCGGGCGAACCTTATGGAATGTCAGATCTTCAAGATATTATTCCTTTACAAGTAGAAATTAATAACAAAACTACTGACATCTCTGATATCATTAACTATCATGCTGCACCTGTTACTATTGTCCAGGGCGCTAAAGTGAAGGATTTAGAAAGAGGTGCAAGAAAAGTTTGGAGTGGTATTCCTAAAGATGGTAAAGTCTATAACCTTGAGCTTGAAACCGACCTTGCGGCGGCTAATAATTATTTAGGGTTTTTAAAAACAGCTATGTTTGAGATTGCTCATATGCCGAAAGATGCTTTTGGTCATGGTGAGGGACGAATTTCTAATACTTCAGGGATTGCTCTTCACATTAAAAACCAACCTCTTATGGAATTAACCCGTACAAAATGGATAACCTATGGAGAAGGGATCAGAAAAATTAATAGACTGATTTTAAAATATGCTGAACTTATCAAGCATCCTGATTTCGACCTTGAGGGGTTTAAAAAGTTAAAATCTCCTCAAAAATATTGGACTGAAGTAATATTTCCTAATCCGCTACCAAAAGACGAACTTATGCAGCTTCAGCTTATGGCGCAAAAAATCAGCTTACTTCTACAGAGTAGGAAAGACGCTCTTATAGAATTGGGAGAAACTGAAGCGGCTGAAAAATTAGCTGAGATTATTGAAGAAGCCCGGTATATTCAGGATTCCGTATATGATGCTGATTTGCAATTAGAACGAGCGCGGGACTTAAATTTAGGCGGAATTATAAGTAAAGACGAAAAGGCAAGGGATGATATTTCGGATGATTAAACAACACCCACTTTATAAAGTACAGCTTTTTCATCGTACTAAATTACTTAATACGTGTGTCGAGACTCAGAAACAAGTTTCTAAATATTTGCGGCCTATCAAGAATGTAAACGGTATCGAATTAATTATTATAGAGGATAGGGTTTATGCTTTTCTTGACGGGCTATTTGAAAAACTCCGCAAGCAAATTTCAGAACATGTTTATGAGTACATTGACGTAACAATAGAGCTTTACTCAGGTATTCACGTGGCTAAGACAAATTCTGAATTAAATGAAGAGGAATTAAAAGGTTTCGAACAAAAACTAAAGAAGGATTTTGTTATTGAGTCTTACCATAACTCCTTTTTTGATTCAAGAATTACAGCGATCAGAAATAGAATTTTTAATATGCTAAAAGACGATTTTCTTGCGTTGCTGGGGCAGGAGATTAATGGACTGGCTTTAGCTGCTAAAATAAACGAGAGGATACAGTCTCCGTTGCCTGTTCGAGGCGGGACGATTTATGGGGGAATGGAAACATTACTTCTTTCTGAAGAAATACGAATGTATCATAAAGCAGCTTTAGAGTTTTTCAAACTAAACGGATTACGGTATGCTCGGTTTTGTCTTACTCCCCAACACCGCCGCGAAGACATTTGTGATAAACTAGCAGCCTATACTGATTTGAATATAGCAAGGCAATGCAAAAAGATTAAACTCAATCCAGAAGGCATTTATCCTTTAGAGGAATTTCCAGACCCGCCCCATCCAAGAGCATTTTACTATATTCAACCTGTTTATGAGTTGGGGTTTTCCCTTGAAAAAGGATGACCATAAAATAAACATTTGAGGAGGATGAAGAAATATGGACAAAAGTGTACTTGGTTTTGAATCCCAAACTGTTAAAACTGAAGATCAGATTCCAGGGGGTCAAGAAAAATTAGAGGAAACCCCCACCCAAACTCACGATAGCTCACTAGAGGAACTAGTTACTACAAATGAAAAGGGGGTTAACGATTCTTCTACGTCAGGTAAAAGCAGGGTTAATCCTGAAACCTTTAAAGACCCGCAAATTGTTGATATTATTGAAGCAGTGCGGGCGCAAGAAAAGGCAAAGTTATATAAAACCATTCAAGATAAGGAAGCAGAAATCAGAAGGCTAAAAGACGAAATGGTTAAATTGGAAAACACCCTTAAAAAAATAGAAGAGGACAATCTAACAGAAGAGGAACGGTTAAAAAAAGAGGTCAATCAGTTATCTGAAGAGCTAAAAAGACTCTCTGCCTCTATTGAAGCCGAACGGGAGGCGGCTGCAAAAGAGAAAAGAGAGGCCCAATTACAAGCTTACAAAGAACGCAGAATTAGAGAAATTCGAGAAAAAGGTGGTAATTTAATTGTTAAGCTAGTAAGAGGAAATTCGAAAGAGGAGATTGAGGAGTCTATTAAAGAAGCACAGCAAGAATATTTACGAATTTTAGAGGAAAATAAACCCGCTATTTCTGAAACAATTTATAATACTCCCCGTATTACTAATCCCCCTCTGACTCCTGGTGTTGAATTGACGGCAGATATGATTAGAAATATGAGTATTGAAGAATATGCAAAAAGTCGTGACAAAATTAAGAGGTTAATTCGAGAGGGTGGATTATCATAACTTTAATTTAGGAGGGATTTTCAATGGCAAATATGTATACATCGGCTAGGCTTAGTAATGATAATTATACGCCTTTGTCTAGTACTATTTTAGATGTTTATTCTAAGGAGCTTCTTTTCCATGCGCAACCTGTTTTACGGTTTGCTCAGTTCGCTGTGAAGAAACAGGATCTCTCGGTTACTCCTGGTTTAACTGTGAAGATGCTTACCTACAACAATCTTGAGCTTGGGAAAAAATTAGAGGAGGGGACTGAAATTGAAACACAAGCCCTCACCACTTCCCAAGTACAGATTACTGTGTACGAGTATGGTAACGCTATTGCGGTAACTGAACTCTTGCTACAGGCGTCTTTTGATGACGTAATGAACTCTGGTGCTAAACTGCTTGGTCTTGACTACGCTAAAGTAGTTGACACTGTTATTCGGGATGAGGTGCTTAAGTGTAGCCAAGTTATTTATGGTGGCGGAAAAAAGAGTGATAAGCTTTTAACTGTTAATGACGTATTTGACTCTGAGGCAATTAAGAACGCTGTTGAAGTCTTAGCTACCAATAACGCTACTAAATATAACAATGACTACTATGTGTGCTTCATTCATCCGCACCAAGCTAGGACTATCCGCGATGATTCTGAATTTATGAATGTTACTGAATACGGTAAACAATATGCTGGTGAAATTGGTCGGATTCATGACGTTATCTTTATCGAAACTACCCAGGTTAAAACTGCTCAGGTTACCCCAGATGGTGGTGACCCGTTCACTAAATACCAAGCAGTTATGTTTGGTGAAAATGCTTACGGCTTCGCGGAAGCCCTCCCGGTTGAAATGCGGGACGGCGGAATTGAAGACTTTGGTCGTATCCACAAGCTTGCTTGGTACTCTATTTTCGGTGCTGGCATCTTGATGGATGATAATATTGTACGAATCGAAACCCGGTAATTTAGAGGGGGAGGAAAACTTCTCCCCCTATCTTATTAAAAGGGGGAGTACTAATGGCTTATTTTGGTCATAATCATAACAAAGAAATTAATGAAGCGGTTAATAAAGCGTGTGATAAAGCGCTTAATAATCTTCTAGAAAATAAATTAATTGTTAAACTCATTTCGTTAAATGATCTAGAAAATAAATTAATTGTTAAACTCATTTCGTTAAATGATAAAGATAGTGATGGTCTTACTGTAGTTAATTTTAAAGATGCTGAACCCGCTAAAATAACTTTCGACGCCCAAAGCTTTGATCTTTCTGAAAAGACCGCTAGCGATTCTTTAATAATTAATACTCAAACAATCAGTTTTGACGCCGATGCCTTTGAAAACGCCTCAGCGGCTACTCCTGAAGAAGTAGCTGCATGGATTTCGGATGCTGAGCCTGAAGGTTTTTATGCTGGTGTTAAAGAGGGTAAACTATTCATTGAAAGCACGTTATCAGGAGTTGCGGCTAAGCTTACAGTTGGTGCAGGTACGCTTAATACGGCATTTGGTTTGACTAACAATGCAGTCTTTGTTGGCGTGGATGGGCTTGGTTTAAGTCAAGACCCAGCAGGAGAGTATGCGGTTTTTGTATCACCCTTTGGTAAGGAGGCAGACGATGTTCCCGTAGTTTCCGTATATAAAACTACTCCGAGTACAATTACGCTTAGTTGTGATCCCGCAGAAACAGAACTTGATGTTTACCTTTGTGTATTATTTCTTTAACTAAAACATAGCAAGAATTCTCCCATCCTCTATAGGTGGGAGATGAATTGCGTACTGCAATTTGGGGAAGGAACAGCCCTTTGAGCGTGGGGTATCTGGTAACGGTAGTTACCTTGACCACGAAGCTGCCACTTCTATAAGTGGGGGTAGTTCACTGAAGTAATTGGGGGGTTACTCCCCCCTAGAGTATCTTAGATTTAAAGGAGGAATAGCAGATGGCTAAAACTAAAGGACAAGTTACTACTACGAAAGGGCCAAAAGACTTAAAACCAATTGAAGAGACTATCGAGAATAAAGAGGCTGAAGAGGTTGTAGTTGTTGAGGAAAATACTCTAATTACCCCGATTACCGCTGAAGAGCGCGATAAATTGGTAGAGGTTTATCCACATTTTAGTGGCAGAAAATTTATTGCTGGTCGGTGGTATGAATTTGAGAAGGACAAAAAAGCATTAGTTACTGAGCATGTTAAGAAGCTTCTTCGAGATAGAAAACTCATTCAAATCTAGTTGCAATGTTTTGTGTTTTCTGTTAAAATTGGATAGGAGGGATTATTATGTTGCCTATTCTTATTAATACACTTAGACAGTATATTCAAGACATACCAACTGAAGAAACAGAAACTTTTATTGCGGATGGGGAGACTAAAATTTTTCAGTTAGCCAGCCATCCCATAATTGATAATTCTGACTATCCATTCTCCTTAATTTTTACTGAGGAGTCTCCAGAAGAAGAAGAAGAAGAAGAAGAATTTACCGAGGAGTCACTAGAAGAGGGGTTTACCTTAATAAAAAATATAGGTAAATTAAAATTTGATAATCCTCCTGAACAAGGTATTATTTTGGAAGTTAATTATTTTACCGCGCAGCTATCAGATGAAGAATTAGAGGCTTGTTTAAACAGTGCTTTGGTTATGCATGATTCCGATTTAACTTGGGATACCTTAGAAAGTTCAGAAACTCCTTTTATTATTTGGTTGGCTGCTGCTTCAGCTTTTTATATGTTGGCTGCAAAATGGGCTACTCGAACACGAATTAAAGTGGAGACGGTTGATATACATAACCAACATATAGGCGGTTCTTATTTTAAAATGGCACAAACTATGGAGCAGCGTTATAAAGAAGCTAGTACCGGACAAATCTCTATATCTTCTTTTACACGCAGAGATGTTCGAACTGGCTTATTGGTGCCGTTACCGGAGGTGTTTTACGGAGAATGAACTACACACTAGCTAAGCAAATTGCTCAGTTTGTCAGAGAGAACGGCGGTAAAGTTGGTATTCGCCTTTATGATGTTTCTTCAACTAAAAATGATATTTACTGTGAATCTAAAAAGAAAAAATACAAGCCCCCGGTATTTGTGTATGGATTTGTTTATTTGGAACCCTCAGATGAAATGCTTACTGAAGTAGGTGCAGAGAAAGAATTAACTGATATTATAGTTAAGATTCCTAAAGAAGAGTTTAAAAGGGTTGGACTACTTACTAGAGATGATAAGCTTCTGGTAAATCAAGACGACTTGATCGAATTTAATACAACTACTTATAACATCTTTAAAATTAAACCTACGACATATCTTAATTCGCACTTAATGTACGCTATTGGAGGACAGAAAGTGAAGTGAGTGCTATGCAATTAGAATTTAAAATTTATACTTTTGGTTCAGTACAAGACTTTGCTTTGAAGCTTCAAAATGCCGCAGATATTGGACCCTTTAAAATTGAGCAAGCCATTCAAGAAGCGGCAGAAATTTATTATAATGAACTTTTTAATTTAATTGAAGTGGGGCACTCTTCTTGGCCTCCACTATCATCTGCATGGGTAGATCAAAAAATTCGCAAAGGCGGTCGTTCTGGTTTTTATCGTTTCCAAGATGAGTTTATTTCAAGTATTAAGATGGAATGGATTGATAATTCACAATCACGCAAAGCAATGTTTGTCGGAGTTCAAAGCGATACTCCCCATAGCGGTGGTATAACAGCCGGTGATTTAGCTATCGTATTAGAAGAAAAATATAATAGACCCCTCTTTGATCCCGCGTACCAAAGAGTAAAAGACGATATCAAAAAACATTTAGAAAATATCGCAGCCGAGTTAATAGAATAGGGGGCAGTATTATGATTTGGTTGAATGAAATTAATAGAAAATTAGTTACTCTCATTAGAGAGAATATTAAAGTTACTAACGAATCTGATGAGCTAGTGGCAGTTAATTGTGAGTTTGTCTTTGGCGAAGGAGAAGGTGAAGATGATAGCCCAAACTTACCCAAGATAGGTATAAGAATATATGATCTCCTTCTGGATAAAGAAAGAGTTCATATATCGAATCAACAATTTATTGAAGTATCACGAACCAACGACCAGGTGACAATGGATGAAGCTCCTGAACCATACTTGATTTTCTATGAGTTCATTGTTGTTACTGAGTATTATGAAGATATGGTAGACATCATTACACAAATACAACAATTATTTCCACCCAGAGGTACTCTTAATATTGAAGTTCCTGATTCAGGAGAACCACCGGATACGGTAGATTTATATATGGAGTGTGTACAATTCTATTTGCCGCGACTTGTTGATTCTGAAAAAACTAAATCTGAATCGAGAAGATTACGTAGGTTTAAAACTAACTTTAGATACTTAATTACCGCCAACCTGTTTAAAAACAAGTTATTGACTTATTACATAACTAAAGATGTTGGTTTAGAAATCAATAAAGAAAATTTACAAGAAGAAGAACTTCTCCAAAAATCTCTGAATAACCCTGAAAAAATAATCATTTCTTAAAGGTGGTGCGTAATTATGATTAAAATACAAAACAGAAGCCCCAAGTTTACGATCTTGTATCTCCCGACGAGATCGCTTAGATTTGGCGGCAAAGAAATTAAGACTATTACAGAAGAAGAACTTGCTTCTGATATGTTTAAAAAGAGAGAACAAGATTTTAGAGTTATCGAGGAAACTAAGAAACCCGTAACACAAAAAAGGAAAAGTAAAAAGACCTCAGACGCTGATAAACGTGCGACTGAGGCGGAATTAGAACCTATTAATTTAAATCTTAAGGAGGGGGAGTAGATGGCTAGTTATTTAACTCCTGGTGTTTACGTTAAAGAGCGTTTGGCCGATAAACCCATCCAGGGCGTAAGCACTTCTGTTGCGGGTTTTATCGGAATTGTGCCTAGAGGCATCCGTAACAAAGCAGTCATGGTATCTTCATGGCCGGATTTTATAAACAAATTTGCTTACGGCTTGTCTTCGCCATTTCTCGCAAATTCCTATTTATCATACTCTCTGTTTGGATTCTTTCTAAATGGAGGAACTAGGGCTTATGTTGTTGGAGTAGCAAGCGAATCCTTGGAAGAAGCTTCATTTACCTATAAAGATGCGGATGAAGGGGATATTTTAACAGTTTCTGCTATTGACGGCGGTACGTGGGGTAATGACTTAGCTGTTACATTAACTAAAAATGATTCCGGCGACAGATATAACTTCTCAGTATTCTACAAAGAAGAATTGATTACTACTTATAAGAATGTTTCTTTGCTATCTACCAGTTCTCGCTTTATTGAAAATATTGTTAACGGAGTGGATAAATTCATTAAGGTAGAAGTCAAAAGCGTCGAAAAAAATTTTGTTGCTAACGATCTTGGTGCGAAAAAGGCTTTAGCAGGTGGAATTGACGGAACTGCTGACTTGACTGATGATGACTTCATTAGTGCTGTAAGTGCTTTTGATTATGTGGATGATCTAAACATTTTGGTTGTGCCGGATTCCCAAAGTACTGCGGTTATTGCTCATTGCAATGCCTATGTCGAGGGTAGAGGAGACTGCATCTTTTTAATTGACGCGCCTGAAAACACAGATAAAGAAGACATTGTTACTTTCCGCAACGGCATTACTCAAACTAGCTATGGTGCTCTGTACTATCCGTGGATTAAGGTTTCTGATCCTATTGGTGTTACAGCAGACAAAACTAAATTTATTCCTGTAGCTGGACACATTGCAGGTATGATGGCACGGACGGATAGTAATAGGTCTGTTTATAAAGCTCCTGCTGGTATTATCGACGGGCGGTTATTTGGTGTACTGGATGTTAAATACCATGTAACTGACGCTGAACAAGAAACCATGAACCCGATTGGTATTAATGTGATTCGTTCCTTTAAAAATGAGGGTATTGTTACTTGGGGTGCAAGAATGTTAGATAACACCTATATTAACGTTCGGAGAGGTTTGAACTATATTAAGAAATCCTTGAAGAATAATATGCGGTGGGTTGTTTATGAACCTAATAATGAGCGCCTATGGAATAGAATTACGACAGTTATTAGGTCCTTCCTATTGTCCGAGTATAACAACAACCGAGAAGGGTTTAAAGGTAGCACTCCTGAAGAGTCTTTCTTCGTTAAATGTGACGGAGAATTGAATACTCCTGAAATTGTGAAAATCGGACAGGTAAAAATGCAGGTTGGTGTAGCTATCGCTGAACCTGGAGAGTTCGTAATCATCGAAGTCGGCCAGTGGGAAGGCGGCAGCTCCGCTCAAGAGTTATAAGGAGGTGTTAACTAATGGCTAGATCTAGAGCATACGACCCCTTACAAAGATTTAGATTTAGAGTATCCATTGCACCGGGCGACGGTCAACCAATGTATTTCGGATTTAGTCGGGTATCCGGCCTTGAAAAAGAGTATGAGGTTGCTGAATATGCTGAGGGTGGATATGAAGGCACACATAAACTCCCTGGTAAACTTCGGACTGGGGTTATTACTTGTGAGCGTGGTGTAGCAAGTCTTTCTGAATCTGCTACTAAACCTTTTGAATTAGTGGAACAGTTCCTTAACTCCGCCCGTGGTTTACGGTCTACCATTGTTATTGAGGAATTAGACTATCGTGGGATTACTCAAAGAACCCATGTCGTCGAGGAAGCGTGGGTATCTAAATTTACTGCACCTGAGTATGACGCTGCTTCTAGTGAAGTAGCTATTGAGTCTATCGAAATTCAATACGAGGACTTCAATACGGTACAGCGACTATAGTCAACTACCCACCGC